ATACCGTGGGAGATAGTAGAAGAGTACGGAAAAGCTGACGTACTCGCCACAGAAGAGGTGGCCTTGAAACAGCTTGATGCCTTTGGCACTACATTTAAGGAGTTATGTTTTGGAACGGACTTTGTTACCGACGTTGAGGCTGTCGCTTGAGATGACAGAAACGCTCACTGAGATAGAGCGTAATGGATTAAAGATAAACCTAGACACACTAAACCAGATTGAGACAGAGTTTCAGACAGAACTGGATGAACTAGAGATACGTCTGAATGAGATGGCGCGGGAAGCAATGGGGGACACTCCCATCAATCTTGCCAGCCCAGATGATCGCAGTGTTCTTCTTTACTCACGCCGGGTTGTTGACAAGAAGGAGTGGTCACGCATATTCAATTTGGGTCACGAGATGCGTGGTGCCACCATGAAACCAAAGCAGCGTGTTCGTATGAAAAGAAGTGTGTTTACTTCGACTGTACGACGCATGACAGAGGTAGTTCGTAAGACTGTTGGTAGTAGATGTGCAGGATGTGTCGGCTTCGGCAAGGTACGCCCTGTTAATAAAAATGGACAACCAAGTAAAGCACTGCGTGTGTGTAAACCATGCAAGGGTGCAGGTGTAATTTACACACCTACGCGAGAGGTTGCCGGATTTAAAATGGTGCCTCGTGATACCTACGATACTGCTGCTGCTGGATTCAAGACGGACAAGACTACACTAGAAAACAGAGCAATAGAACTGTCAGGTGATGCAAAAGAATTTGCCACCGCTTACATACGGTACAATGCTTTGCGTACTTACCTAAATACTTTTGTAGAAGGAATGAAGAACAATGTTGATGCGAATGGTATCATCCATCCAGAGTTCATGCAGTGTGTTACGGCGACGGGTCGTCTTTCGAGCCGCAATCCTAACTTTCAGAATATGCCACGAGGTAATACCTTTGCAATACGAAAGGTTGTTGAGAGTCGGTTTGATGGCGGCTACATACTTGAGGGGGATTACTCGCAACTAGAATTTAGAGTGGCTGGCTTTCTTGCAAAGGATAGTCAAGCCTATGTTGATGTAAGTGAGGGTACAGATGTTCACCAATATACTGCAGATATTATCGGATGCAGCCGACAAGAAGCAAAGGCACATACCTTCAAGCCTCTATACGGCGGCACCACCGGAACAGAAGCCCAACAACGCTACTACAGAGCCTTTAAAGATAAGTATGAGGGAGTCAAGCTCTGGCACGACAAGCTCCAGCGAGAGGCCGTTAAAACGAAGCAGATCACCCTTCCAAGTGGTAGGCAGTATGCTTTTCCATCTGCGCGGTGGACAGAGTGGGGTACAGCCACAAACCGCACGGCGATATGTAACTATCCTGTGCAGGGTTTTGCTACCGCTGACCTTCTTCCTACTGCTCTTGTTCGTTTGAGTAAGATGATGAGGAATAGGGAACTTAAATCAGTTATCTGTAATACTGTACACGATTCGATTGTGCTTGACGTACACCCTGATGAAAAAGACGCTTGTATCAAGCTGTTGGAATACGCAATGTTGTCGTTACCTATTGAGAGCGAAAACCGATACAGAGTTGAATACGACATGCCTGTTGAAATAGAATTAAAGATAGGCAAGAATTGGCTTGACACTGAAGTGGTAAGTCTGTAAGATCATTCTACACCCCTGATTAAAGGAGCATGAAAAATCATGGAAACAGGAACAGAAGTAATGGAAATAGATAATATCGACGCAATTGTTGCAGCATTCAACGACGATAACGTTGAGGCTCTAATGGAAGCAAGTGGGCAGGGCGGTAATAACAATCGTCAGGTAGGCTTGCCCCGCATAAATATAAACTACGATGCGGAGACAGAAGATGGTTTGTCTCTTACTCGTGGAGCGTGGAAGATGTACCTAGATGGTAGATTTATTTACGCAGAGAAAGTAAACATCCGTCCTATACTGCGTACATTTGAGTACAGTGTGTGGGATCAGGAGAGTGGTACTTTCTCATCTAAGTCAGTACAGAAAACAAACCTGTCTGGCATGTTCCCAGATACTACTGGTGGCAATAAGTGTGGCAGACTCACACGGGATGAAGAGGATCGCCTGTCAAAGGATGATCTAGCATATTTGCACTCTCGTTCAGTTGTGTGTAACCAAGTTATTTACGCCAAGATAAGTGGTAGCTTCACTACTGCTGAAGGCACTGAGGTTGAGGTTACAGATCAGCCAGTGGTTGCATATTTTAAACGGTCTGGATTTAAGCCTATATCAGACTTTATTGATAGCTTGTCCAAGCAAAAGAAACTGATGCAGAAGTGTGTTGTTTCTCTGACTACCCACAAGCATAAGAAGGGTAGTGTAACTTATTGGACTCCAGTCCCTGCCCTTGTTGGCGAGGCAAACATTACAGATGAGGATAAGCAACTCATGTCCATGTTTGCTGAGACTGTAAAAGGTCATAATGATAATGTTATGAACCAACACCGTGAAGCGGCAAAGCTCGTTGCTGACGATGACGACATCGATTTGGCTTCGGACTTTGACAATGCTAACGCTGCTTAAAATACAAGACCACATGGTCAATGCTTTGCGGGGGGAAACTACTGTCTCCCCGCAAGCAGTTAAAGACTTCTCTAAAGAATGTAGTGAAGCAGCAGAGCGACAACTTGTCCGTCAACGTGGTGAGTTTCGTATTCGTATGTCAGGACTTGGTCGTCCTCTTTGCCAGCAAGTGTTGGAGAAGAAAGGCATCAAGGAAGACATGGAGTACAACACTCTGTTCCGATTTATGTTTGGTGACCTGACAGAATCAATCCTTATGCTTATAATGAAAGAGGCAGGGATAGATATAGTTGACTACCAAAAAGCCGTTGAGTTACAGGTAGGAGACACACTTGTCAACGGTACTCTCGACGTTATCATACGTGATGAGTTGGGAGTAGAAAAAGTGTGGGATGTCAAGTCAGCCAGTGATTGGGCATTCAACTACAAGTTTACTGGTATAAATGGTGGCTACGACAAACTAAAAGAGGATGACCCCTTTGGCTATGTCATGCAGGGGTTTCTTTATGCGGAAGCTACAGGCTTACCGTTTGGGGGATGGATCGTTGTTAACAAGTCTAGTGGTATGGTGGCTATTGTTGAAGTGCCGGATTGGGCGCAGGATGATAAAGAAGCCTATTTAGAAGATGCAGAGAAGCGAGTTAAGTTTCTCACAGACCCTGATGTAAAGCCGTTTGTCCCGTTCAAATCAGAACCGGAAACCTACCGTAGGGATGGTGAGGTAATTAAGACAGGTAATAAAGTATTACCTAGACAGTGTAACTTGTGTGGGTACAGGTCACATTGTTGGCCTAATGCTGTGCTTCACGGCAAGGTTACTTCTAAGGCAAAGAACCCGCCGCTGGTGTGGTACGACAAACTCAAAAAGAAAGAAATGTAAAGATGCCGTACCTATTTGTGAAAGATTATGAGGTAGAACTCATGGAATTAAACAGTGACCTTAGTCATGTGTACATAGAGTCCAGCACTGGCACAGGGGGGGAACGTAGGGTCACTAGATTGAGGCTGCACGAGAAGGGGTTACCCCTGACACTTATCAATCATTACGGTACGGATGGTCACCTGCTGTCTGACACAGAGGCACGAGACATCAAAAAGGTTGAAACTGAATTACAACAGATTAGTAGACGGTCATTTTCAGGAGCTTATGTATGTGTGCCGATGCACCCTTTGACAAAAGAACTTACCAACATAGAAAAGTATTCCCCCAAACTGGCAGGATACCTAGAAAAAAGATTAATATCGATAGGAATAACCTTTTGAGTAATAAGATAAAATATAGGTCTAAGTTCGAGCTTAGTTTAGCAAAGACTTTAACTGCAAACAACATTGAGTTTCAGTATGAGGAAGAACGGTTTGAATACATACCTACTCCTCGTCATTACACTCCTGACTTTTACTTTCCTGAAACAAACATTTATGTGGAAGCAAAAGGTCATTTAGATAAAGGGGACAGAGTGAAGATGGTGTTGATGAAGAAACAACATCCTGAACTTGATATTCGTTTTGTGTTTATGAATGCCAAGAATAAGATTTACAAGGGAAGCAAGACGACGTATGCTGCGTGGTGTACGAGATACAACTTTGAATGGGCCGAAGGGTCTATCCCTATGGAGTGGGTAAAAAAATGACCATTGACGAAACAGAGCTAAACAAACAGGTAGAGATTATGTCCTTACTACCCGACAGATATTATATCATACTCAAACCTCTTGACGGTGAAAACTTTACGTTGACAGCATATGATACGACAAGTAAGACCTATGAAAATGAAGAAGACTTTAATCCCGCTATGATTATACAAGAGGGTGTCATGGAAACCATAAGGGAAAAACTTGATGATGTATATGATAGAGGTGCAGCTTCAATAAAATTCAAACAAACTGCAGAGTCTATGATAGAAGAGGCTGAAGAAGAATTTAAACATCAGTTTGATGATAATGTAATTAAAGTAGATTTTGGAAATAAACAATGAAACATGAAGAGTATATGGTAAAAAGAATGAGGGAAGAGGATGTCGTTAACAAACCGCCACACTACAATCAAGCAGGTGTTGAGTGCATTGAGGCAATCACGGCGGCGACAGGTGATGGGTACGAGTATTACCTGCAAGGAAACATCATCAAATACCTCTGGAGATACCGATACAAAAACGGAATCGAAGACCTTAAAAAAGCACAATGGTACCTAAACAAACTGATCAAAATAAAAGAGGAACAATAGCAATGAATAATATGCTGCCCACACCATACCAACAATTTATTCACAAGTCACGTTACGCTCGTTGGATTGACGGCGAAGAAAGGCGAGAGGACTGGGATGAAACTGTATCCAGATATATTAGCTTTATGGATAATTATGTGCGTGATAAACACAATTATATCATACCAAGTAAACTGAGGTCTGAAATTGAGGATGCTATTATAAGTCTCAAGGTTATGCCATCCATGAGAGCAATGATGACTGCTGGTCCGGCTCTTAATCGTGACAACGTGTGTGGGTACAATTGTAGTTATATTCCTGTTGATAGTCCTCGTTCTTTTGATGAGTGTATGTACATATTAATGTGCGGCACTGGTGTTGGATTTAGTGTGGAGAGAGAAAATGTTGACAAGTTACCTGTCGTATCTGATAATTTTAGTGATTCTAGTACCGTTATTACCGTAGCAGATAGCAAACCGGGATGGGCTAAAGCTTATCGTGAGTTGGTTGCACTACTATATGCAGGTCAAGTTCCTTCTTGGGATACGTCTGGTATTCGCCCTGCAGGTGCGCGGCTGAAAGTTATGGGGGGTAGAGCAAGTGGCCCCCAGCCGTTGATTGATCTGTTTAACTTTACCGTAGAAATATTCAAGAAGGCTGCTGGACGTAGGTTGTTTCCTATTGAGTGCCACGATCTCATGTGTAAGGTGGGGGAGGTAGTTGTTGTGGGTGGCGTTCGCAGATCAGCCTTGATTAGTCTGTCTAATCTTAATGATGATCAGATGCGTCACGCCAAAGCCGGATCGTGGTGGGAAACAGAGGGCCAACGTGCGTTAGCAAACAACTCTGTTGCGTACAAATCCAAGCCTGAGATGGGTACGTTCATGCGTGAATGGCTTGCCCTGTACGACAGCAAGTCAGGTGAGCGTGGTATGTTCAATCGTGAAGCTGCTGACAAGCAAGTGGCTCGTAACGGTAGGCGTGAGACAGGACACATGTGGGGTACGAACCCCTGCAGTGAGATAATCTTACGCCCATACAGTTTCTGTAATTTGTCAGAGTGTGTGGTTCGTGAAAACGACACGCTAGAGTCTCTAAAAGAAAAGGTACGAATAGCAACTATCTTAGGTACTTTACAATCAACCCTTGTAGACTTTAAGTATTTGAGGAAAGCATGGAAAGACAACGCAGAAGAAGAACGCTTGTTGGGTGTCTCCTTGACTGGTATCATGGATCATCCCGTTTTATCAAAAAATGTAGACAGCAAGCATTGGTTAGACGAAATGCGGGAACACGCCATAGAGGTGAACAAGAACTTTGCCCAGATGCTTGGAATCCCACAGAGTACTGCAATCACCTGTGTCAAACCGTCGGGTACTGTGTCTCAACTGGTGGACGCAGCAAGCGGGATACATGCACGACACAACGATCATTTTATAAGGACAGTACGTGGCGATAACAAAGACCCACTTACCCAGTTTCTTATTGATAGTGGTGTACCTGCAGAACGAGATGTGATGAAGCCAGACAATGTTACAGTGTTTAGCTTTCCGATGCAGTCTCCTAAAGGAGCGGTAACCCGTACACAAACTACAGCCATAGAGCAGCTAGAGTTGTGGAAGACCTACGCCATACATTGGTCCGAACACAAGCCATCCATCACCGTAACTGTGAAGGAACACGAGTGGATGGAAGTTGGTGCGTGGGTGTATGAGAACTTTGATGTTGCATCAGGGGTTTCTTTCCTTCCTCACAGTGACCATACATATCAACAGGCACCCTATCAGGACATAGACCCTGATGACTACCTTGAGTGGAAACAGCGTATGGAAGTAGTGCATATTAACTGGAGCAAACTCACAGAATTTGAAAAAGAAGACAACACCAGTGGCTCTCGTGAGCTTGCCTGTACTGCAGGAGTTTGTGAAGTTGTTGACTTGACAACATCGTGATAGTTCGTATAATGAACTGTTGGCATTGTCAAACAAAATTAAGGTGGGTAGGTGACCACGACGTAGACGACATTACAGACAACAAGTATAGTATACTTAGTTGCCTTGAATGTCCTGAATGTAAATCGTGGGTTGAAGTTTATTACCCTAATCTTGAACATGAAGATTACAAGGAAAAAGAAAATGAGTAACACAGATACTATTACTATAAACGAAAAGGTGTACGACATCTCAAAGCTTAACGCTGTACAGAAGGGTATAGTACATAATCTGAAGGCAATAGAAACCCAAATGGCTATACTACAGTCTTCCAAGATCGTTCATGTAAACTTATTTAAAAACTCTGTAAAAGAGTCTGACGATGATACAGATAAAGATAACGCCTGATATTATTAGTCGTGCCAAAAAGAAAGCTGCCTCTGTAGGTAATCTACAGGGCAGCATAACTGGTAGTCTAAGTAATGTGGTAGG